CATCAACGGGAAGCTATTCTTCTCGCTTTTTAAATTGGCAGTTTTCGGCGGAGTTATAAAATGTTTAAAAAATTTCCAAACGATATTGAAGGCAAAGAGATTCGCGGTGTTTGCCGCCTGTCCGACAACGCCTTTATTCCCTTTGACGAAGCCAACACAGACTACCAAGAGTATCTGGTGTGGCTGGCAGAGGGTAATACACCAGAGCCTGCGGATACGCCACCCACGGAGTAACCAATGGAAAACCTAAACCCAGTAGAGTATGGGAAACTATTGGCTAAGGTGGAGGGGTTAGAAGCTAAGGTGAACAGTATGGACGCTGACATCAAAACACTTCTAGCCCTAGCCAACCAAAGCAAAGGTGGTTTCTGGATGGGGATGACCATAGCATCTATTGTTGGTGGCATCCTCGCTTGGTTCGCACAACATTGGATGAAATGACATGATAGACCCTGTTAGCGCGTTTGCCTTAGCTTCCGGTGCTTTCAACATGATTAAGAAAGCTGTTCAGGCTGGAAGAGAGATTGAAGATTGCGTTGGCTACTTCGGTAAGTTCTTTCAGGGTGTTAGTGACATTAACAAAGCAGAGGAAGAGGCTAAGAACCCACCTCTGTTTCGTAAGCTGCTCAGTGGAGGTTCTGTAGAGGAAGAGGCTTTTCAGGCTGTAGTCCATAAGCAGAAGATTCAGCAGATGGAGAATGAGCTGCGAGAGATGATAACCTATCGCTACGGTGTGGAGACATACAGAGAGATGCTCCAGATGCGTAGGCAGATACGGGAACAACGAGAGAAGACAATTTATAAGCAGGCTCAGAGGCGTAAAGCCCTCCTGTGGAACTCACTTGCCATTGGTATTGTATCAGCTGGAATAGGCGCTATCTGGTGGCTCATTGTGTTAATGATTGATATGAAGGGTGGTTAATATGCCATTGAAGAAGGGTAAGAGCGACAAAGCTGTCAGCTCAAATATCAGTATGCTGGTTAAAGAGGGTCGCCCACAGAAGCAAGCAGTCGCTATCGCTATGAGCAAGGCTGGTCGTAAGTTGCCTGAGCGTAACCAACGGGCTAAAGTTAACAAGGGGAAGAAGTAATGGCTGATAAGAAATTTGCAGATTACATAAAAGAACTGATGGCTGCGATACCTAAAGTTAATGATAACCCTATGCTGTCAGCTCCCTCTATGACTGACGCGAATGCTCGTTACCGTGAAGACCCCTTCTATATCTCGAGAGATCGAAAAGCTGATCAACTAGCGTTAGATGAGGCAGAGAGGAGACGTTTAGCAGTTAGAAGTGGTGGTGGCGGTGGTGATAATGGTATGTTGGGTAGAAACAACACACCTTATGACTCTGGTTCTGATAAAGTTGAATTAACCCAAGAGCAACTAGATTGGTTGGGAAGAGAAACTTTAGATGAACGTGGTAACCGAATCAAGAATGATTTGTTTGGTTTGTTACCCCTAGGCGCTACTTTGGGCGGTGGTATGCTTGGTTTAAGAAGTTACTCGGGTTCTACAGCTCCAACTCTAAATGATTTGATGTATCAACAGGCTATGTACAACAAAACACCTGCTGCGTTACGATGGGCGTTGCCTGATTCTTATCAGAAGGCTAACGAAAGAATATCAGAGTATAACAGTATTATGGATGGTGTTACTCCTTACGAAGATATTACTCCTATTTTTGACATCCCCGGTGTTAGTGATAATGGAGGTGGTGCATATAGCCCATCTTCTGACGGTTTCTCAGCTACAGGAGATGGCACTGGTAACTACTCTACTCCTACTATGTCCGACCCCTATGGTGGTGTTATCTAATGAAACACTCAGTAGGTAAACAACTGACAGCGGGTGTTGCCAATACAATATTCGTAGTCCCACAAGGGTACAAGGCAGAGGTGGATTTGTTATTCATCTCTAACCTTGACGCTAACAACAAGACTACCACGGCTTATTGGCAACACGCTCACGACATTGACCACAAGATTAAGATTATTGACTTGTACCCAATGTCTTCTCATAGCTATTTACAGTTTAGCAATGGGTCTATTGTGATGCAACAAGGGGATTCTTTTGTTATTCAACCACAAGAGGGTGCAACTCAAAGCTGTATCATCACGTTTGACCTAAGAAAAGAACCACAAACTGTTGCATTTGATGGCGAATAAACTTGACAAAACTGTTAATCTGTGGTATAATGGCAACAAAGGAATAAATAAATGACATACTTACAACTTGTCAATAAAGTCTTACGACGACTACGTGAAAGCGAGGCAACCACTGTTGGTGGCTCAGGGAACGTAAACGTATACCCTCGTCTTGTTGGAGATTTTGTCAATGAGGCTAAAGCACAAGTAGAGGCTGCTTGGGACTGGAGTGCTCTACGGACTACACTGACATTAACAACCACAGCTAACACTTTCAACTATGAGCTGAACGGCACTAAGAATAACTTTAAGGTGCTAGACGCTTGGAACGATTCTAACGACATTGAGTTGCAGTATCGGTCAGCTAATTGGTTTAACCGTGAGTTTCTAACAGCTTCCCCTCAGACGGGTATCCCAGCCTTCTACAACTTTAACGGTGTTAGTGCTGATGGTGATACTCAGGTAGATATTTACCCCATTCCAGACAAAGCCTATGAGTTACGTTTCAACGTCACCTTACGTAATGCTGATTTGGTTAACGACACCGACAAGCTCTTAATTCCTGCTCGACCAGTCTTCCTGTTAGCTACAGCGATGGCTATTGAAGATCGAGGTGAAGACGGTGGTCAACAAAGTATGAACGCCTACGGTGCTGCTCAGTCGGCATTGGCTGATGAGATTGCCTTAGACGCTGCTCGTCATCAAGAGGACACTATTTGGTATAGCGTATGAAACAATTAACACCTATCTCTATCGTCGCACCCGGCTTCTTCGGGTTAAACACACAAGAGAGCAGTGTTACCCTTTCATCCAATTATGCCCTGACAGCCGATAATTGCATCATTGACCAATATGGTCGCATGGGTGCTCGTAAAGGTTGGACAATGCAGACTGTTTCTGGTTCGTCTGAGTTGTCGGGGCAAGTGGTAGAGGGTATCTTTGAGCATATAAATGCGGATAACACTGTTGACATCTTGGTGGCTGGTAATAACAAGGTTTTGTTGCAAGAGAACGACTTCACCTTAACTGACATTTCCCCTGCTCTCTATACCATTAACAATAACAACTGGAAAGCAGCCAACATCTATGACCACTCTTTGTTAGTTCAGGATGGTCAAGAGCCTCTCATCTTTACACGGGAGAGTGGCAGCCCTGTACTACACCCTGAAAGCTCTCATACGGCTCATGGTGGACCTTATACGCCTTCCTTTGGGTCATCCTACCCTAAAGACGTTATGGCGGCTTACGGGCGTTTCTGGGTGCATGATGGTGAAACAGTTTACTGGTCAACTGACATTGCTGATTCAGCTTTCCCAGCCTTCTCTGGTGGCACAAGTGGTACGCTAAATATCGCTGCCGTACTACCGAAGAACGTAGATAACATTGTAGCCTTAGCTTCTCATAATGATTTCCTAATTATTTTTTGTGAGCGTAACATTGTTATTTACTCAGGGGCAGCTAACCCTCTAGGGGATTTCCAACTAAGCGACATAATCACTGGTGTTGGTTGTGTCGCTCGTGACTCTGTTCAAAGTACTGGTAATGATTTAATCTTCCTCTCAGATACAGGTATTCGTTCTCTGGGTCGCCTCATTCAGGAGAAGTCATTGCCAATGCGTGACTTAACCAAGAATATACGGGATGACTTTAAATCAGCGGTTAATACAGAGATTGCTGTTAATGGTGGGTTGACAAAAGTAAAGAGTGTTTACTCTGAAACTAACGCATTCTATCTAATCTCTTTTCCATCGCAGTCTGCAGTTTATTGCTTGGATACGCGAAGTGCCCTAGAGGATGGTTCATCTCGTATCACAGTGTGGAATAAACATAAGATTACAGCACTTCTCAGGACACGAGACAGGGCTGTTTTGCTAGGTAAGCCTAACGGGATTGGTGTCTACGGTGGTTATCAAGACAATGGTTCTTCCTACCGTATGAAGTTCTTTTCTAGTTATATCGACATGGGTCAGAACGCTGTCAAGAAGATTCTGAAGCGTGTTAGTGTTACTGTTATTGGCGGCAGCGGTCAAATCTTTGTTATCAAAGCAGGTTACGACTACTACGGTGCTTCTTTCTCTTACCCATTTGAGATTAATGCAGGACAGGCTTTTGAGTACGGCATTGCTGAATATAACTTGTCTGAGTATGTCGCTGGCGTATTGATTGATAAAGTGAGTACACCAGCTCAAGGTAGTGGTGAAGTGGTACAGATTGGTTTCGAGGCTAACGTAAACGGTCAAGGACTAAGTGTGCAGAAACTGGATATTTTTGTTAAAACTGGAAGGATTAACTGATGAGTAACTATTTTAAACTCACAGACTTTGCCGCTAAAGACACTTTGCCTAGTGGTAATGCTGGTAAAATTGTAAAAGGTGCTGAGATTGACGATGAGTTTAACGACATTGCAGATAAGATGGCAACTAAAGCTGACATTGAATCACCAACTTTTACGGGTATTGTAACAATACCTACTCTTGATGGTGCTGCTATCAACGGTGGTTCTTTTTAAGGAAATAGCATGGCAGATATTTTTTCAACACTTCTTCCAATTGGGTTAAGTTTATTTGGAGCTAATCAAGCTCAAGATGCAGCCGGTCAATCGGCTCAGTCTAACATCGAGGCAGCTAAGATTGCGGCTGAGTCAGCTAAGTTTAAGCCGTATTCAATCTCAACTGGCTTTGGTACTAGCTTCTTTGACGAGAATAAACAAGAGGCTGGTTATACTCTTGACCCAACCCTTCAGGCATTTCGTAATGCTATGTACGGTGGGGCTGGTGAGTTTATGGGGCAGATTGAAACTGACCCGACCAAAGCCGCTGAAAACTATTATAACCAACAAATGGCTCTACAACAAGGTAGTCGAGGTGCAGAAGACATTGCCCTTCGCCAGCAACAGTTGCAGAGTGGTCGTATTGGCTTAGGGCTTTCAGGCGCATCACAGGGCGCAGGGGCTGGTACAGGGTATGTTAATCCAGAACAGTATCAGCGTGACCTAGCTCGTTCAATGGCTGACCAACAGCTTGCTGCTCAATCAACACAACTGGCTCAAGCAGACATCGACCGCGCCATCGCTCGTGGTACTGGTTTGCTACAGACTGGTCTAGGTATCGAAGAGTATGGGTTAAAGCCCTTACAGATTGGTGCTGACATTGGTAACCGTGTTGCTACCGCTGGTGCTAACCAAGGACAGATGTTGTTGGCTGGTGGTCAGGCTGCTGCTAACGCTAACCTTGCTGGTGGGTTGGCTGGTGCTGGTATGTTTGGCAACTTAGGCACAGCGTTGATGAAACAACAGTTTGGGGGTAAAGATAATGGCTAGTGAAATTTTAGGGTTATTTAATGCTCAAAGCCCACAAGACATACGCAATAAAGCGTTAGACTCCATGATGATTTCCCCTACTCAGATGGGTAGTCAGGGGCTGTTACAGCAAGTCGTCTCTATGGGTCAGAATGCTGGTACTATGCTTGGTATGGGCGCTGGTAGCTTGCTTGGTGGTAAGGTTGCTGGCGAGGTTGAAGCTGCCTACCTAGATGATGCTATTAAGGCTGGTAGTGCTGTTAAAGGCACACCAGTGGAAAAGATGCAAGCAGTGGCTGATTCTCTAGCTGACAAACCGGGTATGGGCAAACAGTTTATGATGGCTCAACGAGAAGTTCGTCGGTTACAAGCTGAAGACTTGCAGATGCAGAAGGCACAACAAGACTTGATTCCTCCATATAAAGAATTTAAGATTGAAACAGTTAAATACGCGGATAATGGTCAAGGTAAGATTGTTCCTATAAGAGATTTTATCACTGTTACACGTAAATACAATCCAGAGACAAAGCAATACGAAGATATGCAGCAGTCTAGTGCTCAGCCCACTGGTGGAACAACTGGTAGCACTGGTGGTGGTGATGATATGGCTGCTAGAGCTAAAGCAGAGTTGGAAAAAGCAAAAGCAGCTAAAGCAGCGGCTACTGGAGGTACCTCATCCACTACCACAGCTCCTAAAACAATAGAAAGTATGGTAGCTGGGGCAGAGGAAAAAGTTCAAATGGCTCCTCTAATTGCAGAAGCTGATGTTGAACGTGCTGGTTATAACAGTGCAGAGCGTCAGGTGCAAGCGCAAGAAAAAGAAGACAAAGCTAGAGTTTCAGTAGAAAACTTACCTCCAGAAGCAATTAAGTATTTTGAAGATGGAGATGCTGAGCGAATTCTTAGAGACTACTACGCTTACTTAACAGACGATCAAAAAAGAGAGTTACGTAAGCGAATTGCGCGAAGTAGAGTAGGTAAGCAGCGTGTTCGTCCTAAAACTGGTGCTCCTAAAGGTGATATTTCAGGGTCACGGTTATTTTAAAGAAAGTTAAAAATGGCAGAAATAGACTACTCGTTAATCCCTGTAAAAGACTTAGAGATTATGGCTACAGGCACGCTAGAGGGTGTGTCTATTCCTACGCTTGAGTATTTGTCAGGTGAAGGAGGAAGCTCTTGGGACGCTTTTACATCCAACATTAGTAGGGGTTTTACCTCTTCTTTACGTGGGTTGGGCGTTATGCGTCCTGATTATGACGAGGACTTACAGGCTGAAAAAGAGAGTCGGATGCTGCTAGAGACTAACCCTGTAGCGGGTTGGACTGGTCTTATTACAGGTTCAATTTTAGACCCTGTTACTCTACCAGCAGCGGTGTTAAAGCCTTTTGCTATTGGTGGTAAAATTGCTACGGGTGCTCTACGTGGTTCTATTGCTGGTGGTTTTGGTGGTGCTATTGAGCCTACCTACGAAACAATGGGAGACAGTCGAACTGCTAACGTTGTAGGTGGTTTAGTTCTCGGTGGTGGTCTTGGTGCTGGTGTTTCTGCTCTGTTGAGAAAGTTTGGCATCGATGCTGATTTAACCAAGGCTACGCCAGACGAGATTCAAGCTAAGATTGATGAGCTACCAGAAGCACAGAAGGAACAGTTGCTGTTAGAGTGGAATGGTAAGCTAGCACCTGAGCCTTCATTCACAGTTCCTGATAAGCCTATACAGTGGAACCCTCAGTTAAAGAGTTTGGAGACGGTAGAGCAAGTAGCCTCTGATGTTGACCTAACCCTGCCTACTCAAATTAAGAAACCAGTTAAGATTAACAAGGTGGATGCTAAGTTTGCTGATGACTTAGATCACGCTTTCTGGGTTGCTGGTGAAAAACGTGGGGTATCCTCTCAAGCTGCTCAGTCGTGGTTAGTTGACAAAACAGGATTAAGTTTGCGTGAAGTACAAGGCATGGCGACTAAGGTTCGTAAGGAACTAGCCAAGCGTGTAGGTACGATGACGCCTGAAGGTGGTAAACTTGTTTTCGATCGTCCCTCTATGTTCTCTGGGATGTTAAAACAGCGTATCGCTCCGCCACGTGAAATTCGTACCCCTGTCCAACCTACTCGTATTGATGTCAAAGATGGGTTAGACGCTAATGACGTACAAAACCTACAAAAGGTTGGTGTTGTAATCAGTCAAGATGGTAGGGGTGGTGTTCAGTTCCGCGATGCTTTCAATGGTAACAAGTTCATGTCAGCAGTAACGCTGAAGGAACGTTTGAAC